TACCTTCTCTTACAGCTTTGTCGATTTCTTCTTCGTATTTCGCATACTCATTAACAGTCATTTTACTAATTTCAGCATTAGACCAAATTTTCTTTGTAGGAGCATCTGATACTTCAGCTTTTTTAGTTTTACTAACAACTTTAGCAGCTTCTTTTTTAATATCCTTTTCTTCTTTCTTACTATACTTACCGAGTCCTTTATCCATTTTATATAGATCAAGTGCTCTAGCAGCTAGTGAAGCATTACTTGTATTTTCATACAACCAATCTTGAATTACAGGATCTTGCTTTGCAGCCCATTCATGAAAATCATCTTCAGAACGAAGTTCATTAAAGTCAGGATGCATTTTTAAAAGTTCTACTTCAGCTTTTTCTTTAGCAATTTGTTCTTGTTGAACTTGGAGATTTTGGTATTTATCCTCCATCTCTTTTGCTCTAGTATCTGCTCGTGTTATAGCTATGGTTTCAACCATATCATAAACGTCAGGATACTCTTTTCTCCAAGCCTCTAGTTCTTCTTTAGACTTAGGTGGAACAAACTGTTTAGTTGATTGTTCTAATTGAGTTCTTAGAGTACGAACTTCATCTTTATGCTTTCCGAGTGTAGAATCGTAGTGTCTTTTTAAATCGTCATAACGTTTCTTAAAGACACGGTCTTCTGCATTTTCAGGGCGTTCAGTTGAAGGAGTAGCTTTACCATCTGAGTTTGCAATTTCTCCTGATGCTTCAGTGTCCTTTTGAACGGTTGCTGTTTCTGCTTTTTCTCGATTAAACTTTTCTAATTCACCTCTAGCAAATGCTTCAGTTTCAGCATCATCTTCATCACGATGTTTACTATAAAGTTTTACTTTTGGTTTTTTAAAAAGTTTATCTTTAGGAGCTTCAACTTCGTTTGAAGTTGTCGCTTCTGTTTCTTGGTTTTCCATTTTTTCCTCTTAGGTTGAGTGCCTTATGGATAAGGGTAGCTCAGTCCATAATTTGTGGGTTGATACTAGGCTAGATCTATATCTGGTTCTATACCATCTATTTGATCGTAGTCTATACCTTCTTCAGGTGTTTCTGGTAATTCTGATTCTTTACGAGCCATCATACCTGTTGCATCTGGGGGTGTATCAAGTGGCACATTATTAGTATCCATCTCGTTTGTACTAGATTGAATAATAAAATCCTGTATATCACCTGGTAAGGAAGCAAAAGTCGAAACTTTTACTGGTACAGTTTCTTCGTCTGGACCAATTCCTTCCATTAGTGGTGCTATATCAGGTATTATTTTAACTAATACATTTTTAACAGATGGAGATAAAACTGGTGCTAATACAGTCATATCTTCAGCTGTTACATTTCTTTGTATAGTTTCTACAATTCCTGCTTCTCTGGGAGTATTACCCATAGATTGTGGGGGAACTTCTACAGGTTGTTTAGCAACTTGTGTAGATTGATTAGTAGTTTGTTGTGGTGGAGTTAAATTACTCATGTTAGGTACTTGTAAATTCATACCAGATTTATTCATCATACCTGTAGTTGTAACTTGTCCTCTTTGATCTATAGCCATGATTTAATTTTTCCTGTTATATAACATATTGGTTCAGTAACTAATCTTACTAATCTTCCTGATAAAGAAAAAGGAGTTCCAAACATAATATGTTTAATATCATTTGTTCTAGCAATTGCACAATGTTTACCTAGTGCAGTTAATACTTTAGATTTTTTCATACCATTAACAAATGGTTTAAATAAAAAATGATAACCTTCTTGGTGTTCCATAGTTAAATATTTTTTCTGGAATATATACCATAGTCTCATAGTTTTTTTCCAATCTTCTAATTTAGTCTGTTGATACATCTGTGTACAGATTATACTTTTGCCACCTTTATCTCCACCAGCATCGCCTGTTTCTGCAACATTTCTCATTTCATGTGGATTTAATTGTGTAATGCTACCCTGTGTTTTTGCTTTATTTTTATTATAACTAGCTATATTATGATCATTTTTTGATGAGCTATATTTATTTTGTTGATCTTCAAATTTTTTTACTCTTGCTTCTAAAGTAGTAGTGTCCTCACCTTTTGCTTTTTTCTTTGCTATAGTTTTATTTATACGATCAATTCTTTTTTGCCCAGCTTTTTCTAAATTACCATACATTGAAACTTTATTCATTCCATGATATAAATTATTTGAAGGATCATATTTTCCATCATCACCTGTTATTCTTCCTGCCATTGAACCTGAAGTATAAGCAGTAAAATATGCTTTATCATGTTTATTTGTAGATGTCTCTTCGCCAGCTATTGCTTTTATTAAAGCTAATGTTGGTGGTAAAAATGTTTTTTTAGTTGACTCTATAGCAGGATCTATCATTCTACTTTTGACATCACCTAATTTACTTTTAACATTACTTAATAATCCTGTAGGTTTTTCTGTAAAAGTTCTGCCTAAATATTTATTTTGATCAGCAATAGTTCTTGGTGTTCTATATGTTTTTGCTGTACTCATACTATAAGGACCTTCCATACGTACAATTTTATCAGTATAAGCTGGATCAGATTGAGCTATATTACCTATTCTATACTGTTCCCTCATATCATCTCCACCAATTTGCCCAATTGTACCTGGATAATCTTTAGCGGATACATATTGTTTAGTAGCATCACCTACACCTCTAAAAGTTATTCCGCTAGTACCAGTTGCAATTGCATTTTTTTCTTCATCACTTAAATTATCATAAAAACTATTTTTATTATTATCTACATTGAATCCAACTGTATTTGCATCTGTCATTGTACCTTTAGAAAATTCAGCACTAAAAGGATCATTATCATCTTTTTGTGCATATAATGGCATTACATCACCAAAAGCTTCTGTAGTTTGTGCACTAGTTGTACTTTGTGATTGTGTATTAGTATTAGTACTTGTTTGTGTTTGTGTATTATCACTAGGCAAAGAAGTAAAATTATAAGTATTATTATAATTTTGTTCCTGCTCTTGAAGGGAATAAGTCCCTGTCGCAGCATCAAATTTTAATACATGTTTTACTGATCCATATCTATTTGGATTCCAATTAACAGGTGTACGTGCCATATTATTTTAATTTATCCTTTTTACTTTGTTTAAGAGCGTTGTCTAGTGTCAGGAGTTGCTTGAGCATAACCAGCTTCCCCTGGCAACGGAACATTGCCCGTTCCGATGTTGCCACCTCCAGCTCCTGTATTATCTGTTGCCGAAGCTCCTGCAGGTGCTTGACCAGTAGGTCCCATTTGGGCTTGTCCTCCAGCAGCGGTTGTATTGTTTTGAGTTCCATTTGCCATCCCCATTATTTGTGCGAATATAGCTGCTCTATCTGGATCATTAATAACTTGTTCAGGATCAATATCCAATGACTTAGCAACTTCTTTTAGTATTGTATGCCATTTAACAAACGGTGCTAAAGAAGGATTAGCTGCTGTTTGCATAAACGTCATAAGTCTTTGTGATCTAACTTCTTTCTGCATTAAAGAAGATGTACCTCTTGCTTTAATTTCAAGATCACCTTTTATTTCAGGCTTATCAATATTAAATTGCATATTCCAATAAAATAAAGTTTTGCCTAGGGGCTTTAATAAATAATCATCTATATTTTTAATAACTGTTTTAATACTTAATGCTGCAGCACCCATCAACATTGACATACCAGCTGCAGTTCTTGTAGTAGTTTGAACACCTGTTGTACCATGTGAATATGAAGGTATACCTGTAGACTCATCAGCTAACTGTCTAAATCTATCAAACATCATCATATTCTCATTTGTTGTACTAGGAAATTTTAATCCATGTACAGCTTGACCAGGTTGTCCACTTTGTCTTCTAAATATTTTACCAGGAAATACTTTCATATCTTGACCTGGAACTAATAAAGTTTCATCAATATCAAATACTAAATTACCTGATAGTGCTAAATTATCAATTGCCATTCTTGCATGACCATTCATAATTTGTTGAGAGTCTTCCATATTTTCTGGAATACCTATTCCAAAAAATTGATAAGGATTTAATTCATAAGGACATACCATGTATGGTAGTCTTGTAGGTGTAAATGGATTTATAGTACATCTTAAAACTTTATTACCACATATAAATGCATTTACAGATACTACATCTAATTCATCATCATGATCAAATCCAATTTCTTTAGCAATTCTTTTATCTAATAAACCCCAATATTCTAAAACTTCAAATCTATTTTTATATAAATTTTCAATATTTTCTCTATCATATAATGAAGATTCAAATCCTCTTGTTTGATAGTTAGGTCCCATTTCTAAACAAGCACGAATAGCGTCTGCTTCAAATAGAGGTCTCTTCATTAGATCTGCAAATTGTTGTCTATTGAATGAATGTCTTTGAATAACATATTCCGAATCATTCATATTAGTTGCATTTGGATCTGAATAAAAATCCCAACATGATACTGCTTCTAATTTAGGAGCTGATTTAATTTTTGCTATATATGTTTCTTCATTTGTTTCAGGATCTACATCCCATTTATGATAAACTTTATCTTCTGTAAATGGACCTTTTAAAATACCTGTACCTAATAAGCACATTTCAAAAAATACATGACGAAGAATTTTAATAGCATCAGTTTCTTCTAGTTGATCATGTAAGACTTTTTGAAGTTTTTCTGCAGCTATTCTTGCAGGTTCTATTTGTGGCATTGATCTGGAATCAGGAGCAGGTCCTTCTTCTAAACCTAATGCTTCATAATTTTGTGCAAGATTTTCCATGAGCATATCTGCAGTTGCCCCTTTAGGAATTTCTTTACCATCACCAGGATAACCATATGGATTAGCATCTGCACCATTTCCATTTGCAGCACCATTAGGTTGTTGCATTTGTTGTGGTTTTAGATGAGCATACTCTGCCATTTCTTCAGGAACAGGAGTTGG